ATAAAAATATATTTTGATTTATTGATAATATTTTATCTGATAACCATTTCGCTTTTTCTAAAGTAGGAGTACTTGTTTCACACCATAACATATCACAATAATCACAATATGCCAATAAACGACTTGCAGCAAAATCAAAACCACCACGGATTTTATAAAAACCTTCTGGACTTCGGGATTTTTCCCAATCCCAATCTGCTTTTTTTCCTGATTCTTTTTCTAATTCAGTATTCTTTTCTGGAGTCCAATAATTATATTTATTTAATGCTTCTTCACTTGGAATTGATAATAACATAGAAGCATATTCATTAAAAGTACATTCTACCATTATATCATTTACAGTTCCTTTTCCTTGAATATATGGTTTATCATGAACATCAAAATTATTGTTTATATATTGAGCACTGACAGCATCTGTACGAGCAACTATTACTAATTCTGAACCCATTATATCTGCTTGAAGACGACATGCTTTTAATCGTTTTATATGATCTGATGTTGATACTAAAACTTTACCACCCATATGACCACATTTTTTGGTTCCAGGACATTGATCTTCAATATGAATACCTGCTGCTCCTTTTTCAATAAACATTTTTGTTAATTTCATTATTGCTGTTGTTCCACCATGACCTGTATCCGCATCCGCAATAATTGGACGAAAATAATCAATTGTCTTATTTTCACCCTTAAATCTTTGTAATCTTTGTTTTTTATCATGAAATTGTTGAGCCTTAAAAATTTGATCTACTTTATTAGGTAAAGTATCCATTGGATAGTCTGCTACATCTGGTCCAGGTTCATTATTTGTAGAAGCGGTTGATGCTGATTGCCAACCACTAATATAAATTGTTTCTAAATAAGGACACATATGGACTACTTGAACTGGATCTAAACAACCAAATGTACTAGTACACGTTTTATTTTCTTTATGTTTTGTTAATAAATTAAATAATTTTTGAGAAATATTATTACTAGCATATTGTGTTTGATATTTACATTTTAATTTCCAAATATCAATCGCTCTGTAATCTCGTTTTATACCACAAAAACGAGACTTATTTAACCACCAATCAATGGCTTTAACTTCAGCTTGTTCTGTCTCAGTTAAATCTAACATTATATAATTTATTTATTTATTGATATATTTAATTACTTTTTAAAAAGCAAATGCTTCTAAAATATTTGGTAAACGGTCACCAAATATAACTTTTCTATTTTTATTCATTTTCTCATCATGTACTTTTGATTTAAAAATATCATTACAACTTTTACCTTGTAATCTTTGTAAAATAAAATATAAACAATAAACTCCACATTCAGAGTCTTGAAATTGATGTTGTGTTTTATTTATAATTGGTCGTAAATAACTGGTTATTTCTAAATTTTTTGATTGTTTTATTAATTTTTCCATTAAAATGACTACTTCTTGTGGAGGTTCATCTCCTGTAGAATCAAAAAAACAAATAGTATTATTATCTAAATCAATAAACATTGATATCCAATGTTCTCCTGGTGCATCATGAGGATCTGTATTAAAAATTATACCAATTTTAGATTTATAACCTTTTATATTTTTTAAGTTTAGAGATCCTACTTCAGTACCTATATCTTGAAAATCAATTGGTACTGGTCCTAGAAAACTAAATTGTGGATTTATTTTTTCATATTGTTCCATAACATCTCTTATATCAATCGAATTTAACCACTCATATTTTCCTTTTGGTCTTGGTGGAGCAAAACTTTTTCTAATTGAGTCTAGTACATCTTCATCACCTTTCCATTTGTTATCTTTTAAAATACAAAAATCGATATTTCCATAATTTTTACAAAATTTTGTATTAATATCTTTAACTAATTTTTTTTTGTCTTGGTTTAATTTGATTTTTTGATTCTGTGATTTTGTTATATTATTTAATTTTTGAGCGATACTTTTTAATTGCTTTACATTAAAACAAGAATCTTCATAAGGATTATATTTAGCTTTTTTATTATTTTTTATATTTATTTCTGGTGAACATTTTGGAATATCTTGTTTTCCCCCTTTTTGATTTTTACTTTTTGGTTTTTTTCCTTTTGTTTTTTTTCCTTTTCTTCCTATATTTTTTCTACTTTTCATATAGAATCTTATAATTAATACCAATATAAAATATTTTATTCAATATCTCATTAATTTATTAAGGATTTTGATTTTAATTTATTTTTATAATATTATTAAAAATGAATTAAAAATTAAATATAATAATTGTATTATTAAACAAAATGCGTGTACTTAAAAGAAATGGTAAATATGAAGATGTTTCCTTCGATAAGGTTATCACTCGTATTCGGAATATTGCGATGAATTGTGGTGGGTTAGATGGTATTGAATTAGACGAATTAGCTCAAAAAATTTGTAGTCATATTTTTGATGGTGTTCAAACATCTGAATTAGATGAACTTACTGGACGTTTAGCGGCATCTTTAATCACAAAACATCCTGATTATGGTGTATTGGCTTCTAGAATTGTTATATCAAATCATCAAAAAAATACAATGAACTCTTTTTCTGATAAAATGATGTTATTATATCATAATACTGAATGTATATCTAAAGAATTTTATAAAAATTTAAAAAAATATAAAAATGTGATTGATAAATACATTGATTATGAAAGAGATTTTTCTTATGACTATTTTGCTTTTAAAACATTAGAACGCTCATATTTGTTAAAAATCAAAACTAAAATTATTGAAAGACCACAAGACATGTTAATGCGTGTATCACTCTTTTTAAGAGGTAATAATAGTATTGATGAAGTTTTGGAATGTTATAATTTATTATCCAAGAAATATTTTATTCATGCTACTCCTACTTTATTTCACTCTGGTTCTCCTAAATCTCAATTACTCTCCTGTTTTTTAATGGGAACTCAAGATAGTATTAAAGGAATTTATAAAACAATTTCTGATTGTGCTCAAATTTCTAAATGGGCTGGGGGTATTGGTATTCACGTTTCTAATATTAGAGGAAAAAATAGTTTAATTCGTGGAACTAATGGACGAAGTGATGGAATTATACCGATGCTTAAAGTATATAATACCACAGCTCTATACGTAAATCAATCGGGTAAACGGGCTGGAAGTTTCGCTATTTATTTAGAACCCTGGCATTGTGATGTATTAGAATTTTTAGATTTAAAGAAAACACATGGTGATATGGGAAAAAGAGCTCTTGATTTATTTTATGCTATGTGGATTCCTGATTTATTTATGGAACGAGTTGAAAAAGATGAAGATTGGTCTCTATTTTCATCCGATGAAGCTAAAAATTTAACTAATGTTTATGGAACTGAATTTGAAGAATTATATGCAAAATATGAAAAAGAAGGTATTGCTCGTAAAACTGTTAAGGCAAGAAAAGTATGGAATGCTATCTTAACCGCTCAAATTGAAACTGGTACTCCTTATTTACTTTGTAAGGACGCTGCTAATAGAAAATCTAATCAAAAAAATTTAGGAACGATTAAGTCAAGTAACCTTTGTGCTGAGATTCTTGAATATTCAGATGATAAAGAATACGCTTGTTGTACTCTTGCTAGTATTGGTCTTCCTAAATTTGTTGAAGATGGTAAATTTAATCATGAAAAATTAATTGAAGTTGTTAATATGGTTGTTGAAAATTTAAATATTGTAGTTGATAAAAATTTCTATCCTGTTCCTGAAACTAGATTATCAAATCTAAAACATCGTCCTATTGGTCTTGGTGTACAAGGTCTTGCTGATACATTTATTAAACTTAGATATCCATTTGATTCTGAGGAAGCTAGACAATTAAATATTGAAATTTTTGAAACTATTTACTATGCGGCTCTTAAAAAATCTTGTGATATTGCTAAAGTTGAAGGACCCTATTCATCATTTGATGGTTCACCATTATCTAAAGGTTTATTTCAATTTGATTTATGGGATCAAGAACTTAAAGAAATTAATTACAAAAGAGAATTCAAAAAAACTGAACTTACTGATAGATATAATTGGGAAGAACTTAGAAAAGAAATTCAAAAACATGGTGTTCGTAATAGTCTTTTGTTAGCTTGTATGCCTACTGCATCTACAGGGCAAATTCTTGGTAATACTGAATGTATTGAACCTATTACTTCTAATATTTATACCAGAGGAACTAATTCTGGAACATTTGTTGTTGTTAATAAATATTTAATCAATGATTTAATTGAACGCAATTTATGGAATAATGAAATGAAAAATAAAATTATTAGAAATAGAGGAAGTATTCAAAAAATTGAAGAAATTCCTAAAGAATTAAGAGATTTATATAAAACCTCTTGGGATCTTAAGATGAAATCTTTAATTAATATGGCATCCGATAGAGCTAAATTTATTGACCAAACTCAAAGTATGAACTTATTTATTGAAAACCCAACTATTAGAAAACTATCTAGTATGTATTTTTATGGATATAGAAAAGGTTTGAAAACTCTTGTCTATTACCTTAGACAAAAAGCACCAAGTTTCGCACAACAATTTACTGTTGAACCTGTTGTTAAAGGTAAAGAAAAATTTGTTGAAGAAATTAAAGAAAAGAGAGAAAAAGAAAGCACCTTTTTACAAAAAGTATATCTTAAAGAAAAAAATTGTGAAAAAACTAGACAAAGAGCTCATTCTATTACTCAAGAAACTGATGAAGATGAACTTAGACAAGTTCAAGAACTTATGGGTTCTATGACAAAGGGACCTGTTTGTGAATCTTGTATGGGCTAGAACATTAATATTATTATAATAATTATTATATAGATAATATGAATAAACAAGAATTAGGTCAATATTTTACAAGTAATGTTAATTATATTTTACAAGATATTCATATTACTGATTTTAAAGATAAAAGTTTTATCGAACCATTTACTGGAAATAATGATTTAGTTCAGTGGATAAAACAAAAATTTAATACTAATATTGAAAAATATGATATTTCTCCACAAGATTCAGATACAATTAAAAGAGATACATTATTAAATCCACCTGATTATAATAATAAAATTGTAGTTACTAATCCACCATATTTAGCAAAAAATAAGGCAAAATCAAAACATAATAAAATGTTATTTACCAAATATAAACAATCTGATCTATTTAGAATATTTATTAATCAATTAATTGAAGGAAATTGTTATGGGGGAATTATTATTATTCCATTAAATTTTTTTTCATCTATAAAAAAAAATAATATTAAATTAAGAACATTTTTTTTAAATCGATATCAGATACTTAAATTAAATATATTTGAAGAACCTGTATTTGATGATACTTCATATGTTGTTTGTGCTCTTAAATTTATAAAAAAAAATTTAAATTCTAATATACAAAAAGTGGATACTACATTTTATCCAACATATATTTCTAAATCTTTAGTATTTGATAAAAAATTTAATTATTTAGTGGGAGGACAAATATATAAATTAGGTCAAAGTGAAAAAAAACTATTCAAAGTAGAAAGATTAATTGATAACGATAAAATTGGATATATTACTACAAATTTATTTATCAATTTAATAGATTCGGGCACTGAAGACGGAAAAATAAAACTACAATATAAAGAAAATAAATATATTGGCAAAATAAGTGATCGTGTTTTTGCTACAATTATTATTAAACCGATTGTTAATATTGAAAAATATACTGAAATACTTAAAACGAAGGATAATCAAATTGAAATCGCAAAACAATTTAATGATTTATTTAATCAATATAGAAATACTTATGATAGTTTATTTTTATCGAATTATCGTGAAGCAAAAAATAATAAGGGACGGAAAAGATGTTCATTTCAGTTATGTTATGGAATTATTAGACATATTTTACATAAATTTTAAAAAATAAATTAAAATTTAAAAATCTTATTTAAATGTAGGTTCTACAGTTTATATGAGATTTTTTAATAAATTTAATATAGGAAAACGGGTTTTTAGTTCTACTTTAAATCCTGATTATTATAAATGTAGTGAATTTTTTAAATATGAACGAAAAAAATTATTTAATCAACATTGGATACCGATTGGTTATACAAATGAATTAGTTAATAATAAAATTTTAACTAAAAAATTTGGTAATACTGAACTTATTGTTACTAAAACGAAAAGTGGAGAAATTAAAACTTTTTATAATACTTGTCGTCATAGAGCAAGTAGATTAGTTAAAAAAAATTGTAATATTAATAATATTATTTGTCCTTATCATCTATGGAAATATTCATTAGATGGTAAATTACTTGCAACTCCTCGCTTTAAATGTCCCGATTTTGATAAAAGTGAAAATGGATTATACGAAATTAATACATCATCATTTAGGAATATTATTTGCATTAATTTTGATGGAAATTGTGGTAATATTTATGAACATTTTGGAGATATTATATTTGACCTTACAAATTATCCTTTAGAAGATTGTAAAATTGTTAGATCAAAAACTTATGAAATTAATGCTAATTGGAAAACTTTACAAGATAATTTCCTTGAATATTATCATTTACCATCTATTCATCCCGAACTTGTTAAAACTTCAGGTATGGATGAACATTATTATACTTCTACTGACAGATATGGTAAGTATATTGGATTCAAAACAGACCCTGTAACTGATGTTGATGCGCCAGTTGCCCCAAAACACATGCCTATGTTTAAAGATTTAAGTAAAGAAGAAAGAAGAATCGCACACTTTCATACTTTATTTCCTAATATGTTTTATTTTTTATTGCCAAATCATTTTTTTGGTATTATTATTGAACCTATATCTGAAACAAAAACTATTGAACACGCTACTTTACTTATTCACAAAGATCAAGATGAAAATGATCCTATTATTGAAAAAATATGGAAATATTGGGATAATGTTAATCGTGAAGATATTGGAATTTGTGAAGAAGTTCAAAAAGGTATGTATTGTGATGAGTTTAAAACTGGTGTTTATGTTACCCAATATGAACGAAATGTTAAAGTATTTCAAGATATGGTTAAAGATAGTATTGAATAAATATATTTAAAAAATAAGTTTTAGACTAAATTCTGATCTAGCCTATTATTACTTCTATTATTTGTATTATTTCTAATCCAATAGAAAAGCATTACTGATGTTGATAATAAGTAAGTACAATTTAATGTTATTATCATCAATAATTTTAAATGTATTCCATATAATAAAAAAAATATGGCAATCAACAATTCACATACAATATGGATTATTGATAACCCATCTGTAGTTTCGTATTTAACATTGTGATATATTTGTGATATATCTGATATAAAAGATAAGACATTTACTATTATGCCTAATATAGTTGCTAAATTATCTTCTTGAAAAGTCATTTATTATTTATTTAAATAAAATTAAATGTTTATATTAGATACCTTCTTCCTCAACTAGTAAACTTTCTGATCTTTCTTCATCAATTGAAATAATTACTCTGGTATCATCATAATCTACTCTTGAACTATTTACTATTACATTTTCCATTTCACTTCTTGTAGAAATTACTGTTGGTTTTACACCATAAAAATAATAATATAACATTGTTAGATTTGTAACTATATAAGGAATATTTAATAGTAATACTGGAATTAAATGTAGTAACGCACCATAAATAGTAAACATTACTGCTAATCCAAATAAAAGTAGAATATACAATATTGAAATACCTTCAATATATTTCTTTTGAAACATATGATATATTTGTATTGTATTAGCAATAAAACCGAATATACATCCAATTATACCAACATAAAATGTAATTAAAGATTCTATATCATTTTGTTGACAATTCATTTAATTAAATTTTTTTGTATTTATTATATTCATAATTAATACAAAATCGTTTTTAAATTTTTATTTATCTTACATAACTTCCTGGAAAACAACCTTTTGATGCTTCACAAGTTGGGGATGGATTATCGTGTTGAGAAAATACTTTACCTATTCCATCAAAATGTTCTTGAACGGATTTAAGTGTAATTGTATCAACATAACTTTCAGTTGGTTTATAATGTTTATATATAAAATATGCACAAACAGCGATAATAATTGAAGAAATCGCATAGAATTTAAAATTTTTATGTTTTAGAAATTTCATGTTTTATATATTAATATAATATTTAAATTTAAGACTGGTAATATTACCAAAATTTTATTGTTTTATATACTCTTTTTTGAGTTTGTGGAAATAATATTATTATTAGTAAAAAAAATAAAAAATATTTAAAATAATTAATTCTTCTTTTGACAATTACAATATGTCGTAATTCATCTAATTCTAATAATGTATCCTTTGTTCGTTTTTGTTCTTGTTTTTCTAGATTAGTTAATGCGACCATTATCGATAATATATGTCTATGATGTTTTTTAAATATATCTTTATTAAATTTTAACAATAATAATTTATGTTTTATATATTTCATATAAAAATGACGATCTTTCATATATAACCCTATACTAAATAAAATTCTTATTTTTATGATATATAAACAATTAATATGTATAATATATTATATACCAAAATGGGAAATTATATGTCAATGCTTACAACTTCTACAAAGAAATATGGATGGAAACGTGATCATCATGATTGCCGAGATTTCGTTCATAATTTCGATATTAAATTTGATACTAATGTTGATTTATCACCATTAGGTCCAAAAGAGATTTATAACCAAGGACATTTAGGTTCTTGTACTGCAAATGCGATTGCTTATGCTTACGAATTTGATGAATATAAGCAAAAAGAAGAGCATAAATTTACTCCATCCAGGTTATTTATTTATTATAATGAAAGAGAAATAGAAGGAACTGTTAATGAAGATAGTGGAGCAGCAATTAGAGATGGTGTTAAAAGTATTAATAAAATCGGTGTTTGTCCAGAAACAGATTGGCCTTATGATATTTCTCAATTTACTCAAAAACCAAAATATGAATGTTATGAAATTGCGAAAGATCATAGAAGTCTTGAATATAAAAGAGTTGAACAAAAAATAGATCAATTAAAATCTGCATTATCTAATGGATTTCCAATTGTTTTTGGGTTTGTTGTCTATGAATCTTTTGAATCAGAAGAAACAGCAAAAACAGGTATTGTTACTATGCCAGAACCAAGAGAAACTATTATGGGGGGTCATGCTGTCTGTATTGTTGGTTATGATGATAATAAAGGAACTTTCAAGGTTAGAAATTCATGGGGTGAAAAATGGGGTGATAAAGGATACTGTTATTTTCCATATAAATATATTTTAAATCCAAATTTAGCATCTGATTTTTGGACTATTACAAGAATTAAGGATTAAAAAGATAAGAACCTTAATAATTTTCTAGGTTTAATTATATATATATAGTTAAACAATGATTGGAAATGTTTTTTTAACAATTGTTTTCATTATTATTGGATTACTTGTTTCTTATGTCATCGTACAACTCGTTTCAAAATTTTATAATAAAGTAAAAGAAGCAACAAAAAAAGCAGATGATGAGGGAAGAAGTGATGATAAAGTAGAAATTACAGATGATAAACCTTTAAGTGATCAACTTTTAGCAAATCCTAAAGGATTTATGAAATCATATACAAAGAAAGTTCAAAGTGATGTTAAGGCTGGTGTTGAGGCTGTATCAGAAAAAGCAAAATATAAATATTATGGACATCATTATGACCCTTCAAAAGCAAATCTTAATTTCCCTGACGCAAAACCACTCGCATTAAAATTATATAATTGTTTAAGTCGATTTGATGTTTATGGAGAACCAGCTGTTATTATTTCTAAAGAAATCGCAGCTTTACTTGATAAAATGAATGTTCATAAAGATGAAAAAGATACTATTATTTCAATTGGAATTTCTGTATCTGTTGGTGAAACTTTAAAAGATAAATTTAACAGAATTGATACAAATAGTAATGGTGTTATCAGTATTGATGAAATGTCTAACTTATTTTTACCATCTAAATCTGGAAAAATCATATTAAATGCTTGTGGTGTATCTTTTTATAAAAGTTGGAAAAAAGTTGATTATCTTGTTAAACAAGCAATGAAAGTTGCTGATTTAAATAAAGATTCTCAAATTGATTTTAATGAATTTAGAGCACTCTATATGATTAAGTTATTAGAGTTTTATCAGCAATTAAATCCTAAATTTAATGCTTCTAAAGCAATTAAAAATTAATTCGTTTAATATATAACAATTATATCGCAGTATATAATAAGGGTCTTAAATTAGACTAACTATATAAGGTGATTAAACTACACGGGATGCCAACTTTGTTTATTAATCATAATTTCATTAAAAAAACTATAAATTCTCAATTTTATTAATTTTACTGTTTAATACAATGGATAATTTTATTAAATATTAAAATTGTTTTTATATATATTTGTATTAATAAATTAAGTCATTTATAATATATAATGGAATCACCTACTCGTCCTATTAAAAAAAGAAAAACTGGAATGAACTCATCTATCGCTACTTTAACTGAAAACGACCCGATTGCTAATATCAACTCGATTAGAGATCTAATTGAGGTTGCTAAAAATACCAAAAAACAAAGAAATGCAGATTTTCTTCGTTTAAAAAGTCTTCTCCCTGAATTAGAAAAACTAGATAAAATGATTGGTATGAAAGAATTAAAAAAGTCTATTACATTTCAGATCCTATATTATTTACAAGACTTAGGAACTAATGATATGTTGCATACAGTTATTCAAGGACCACCCGGTACAGGTAAAACAGTTATTGCTCAAATTCTGGCTAAAATTTATTTAAAATTGTCTTTCTTAGATAATGACACTTTTAAACTTGCTAAAAGAAGTGATTTAGTCGGAGAATATCTTGGGCAAACTGCTGCCAAGACTCAACGATTAATTAATAAATGTATTGGTGGTGTGTTATTTATCGATGAAGCATATTCTCTTGGTAATAATGAAGGAAGAGACTCTTATTCTAAAGAATGTATTGATACCATTGTCGCTAATTTAGCTGAAAAAAGACGGTTTGTCTGTATTATTGCTGGATATAAAAAAGAACTTGAAGAATGTTTTTTCTCTGTTAATCCTGGATTAAGAAGAAGATTTCCATGGGTATATACTA